TATCGCTATGGGAAGCCTGCTTGCTCCTGAGCTGGTTAATGTAGGTCCTGTGATTGGTATTATCAGCTTCTTTTCAGCAGTAGTATTTTACTTTGCAGGAGCTATGATGGGCACAGGAGCTTACTATACAATGACAGGACGGTAATATGAAGAAAAGAGACTTAAGGGTACTGGCTAAACGGCTATCAACAGTAGAGCTCTTTTCCTTAGATATTGAAACCACAGGGCTGGATAGATACAGGGACAAGATAGTCTCTGTGCAAATCAGCTATGACTTTAACGGGAAGGAATATGACCATTTCATCTGGTGGGAACAGTACACAAAAGAGGAATGGAAAGCCTTCCTGAAAGCCATAGCTAAGCTGAATATGGTCACTCACAATGGCAAGTTTGATATTCTGTTCCTATATGTTCACACAGGAGTATTCGTGGAGCTTTACATGGATACACAGGTGCTGGCTCATGTATCTGGTGAAGTAGAGCTTGGCTTGAAGCCTCTTGTGGTAAAATACTTTGGTGATGATTATGATGTGAGCAAGGAAATTAAAGTCTCAGGTAAGCGAGACAGCCTGACTACACTCAAAGGATTTATCACAAAGTATTTCACAGGAGTAGAGCTTGTCATGGAACAGACTACTGAGGAAAATGCTAATGCCTTCCTGTCAGGACTAAAAACCAAGGCACAGAAGAATGCCTGTGACCTGATTGACAATGAGGACGGAACATTTGATGTGACCAGAAAATGGGTACACAAAGACCGAACAGCCATGAATAAGTTAGCTCAGCAGGTCTATGATGAACTTGAAGGTGATATACTTATCTCAGGAATGACCGTAGAAGCTACTGATAGGCTCTGTAAGGCGTTTGAAAGCCTTGATAGTGTAATTGTACTAGAGACATTGAAAGACGTGACACAGGAGCTTGTAGAGGCTAATAACAAGAAGCTAGTTGTCTATGGAAAGAAGGACACACGATATACACTTAAGCTAGTGCCTATATTCAAGAAAATCATCACAAAGTACAAGATGGTTAAGGTGTACAAGCATGAAATGAGAGCCTACAAGGCTTACTCAATCATTGAGAAGCAGGGAATTTATCTTGACCCTAACAGAAGCAAGGTAAGTGAACAGCTAAGGGCTGAGTACACAGAGCTTCTTGAGGAACTCAATGAGGTGGCTGAAATCAACTGGAACTCTACACAGCAGGTGGCTAAGGTCTTATTTGGTAAGAAGGGTGCTCCTGTGATTGTAGACGGGAAAGAAGTTGGGAAGTCATTAGGACTAAAGCCTGTGAAGAAGAGTAGCTCAGGAAATCCAAGCACAGATGATGAAACCCTTGTGGAGCTATCCTCTGTGAGTGAAGTTGCTAAGAACCTGAGAGAATATAAGAGACTAACGAAGCTGGATACCTTTATCAAGTCATGGGACGAGATAGCGGTAGATGGGCAAATTCACCCTAGCTTTAATATCACAGCTAGGACAGGAAGGACAACCTGCTCAAACCCTAATCTCCAGCAAGTACCACAAAATAGTAATGTACGGGGGATTATATACGCTAGACCGGGGTATGTAACACAGGAATTTGATTACTCGCAGTTAGAGCTACGCATAGCCGCAGAATTTTCGGGAGATAAGAATATGATACATGCTTACCAATCAGGAAGCGATTTACATACTAAAACACAAGAGCTTATGTTTGGAAACCTAGAAGGGTTAGACCACGATGAGCTTAAGAGAAAGCGTACTCAGGCTAAATCATGTTTCAGTGGAGATACTGAAATATTGACAGACAAGGGATTTGTACCGTTCAATATGTATGACGGGGTAACTAAGGTAGCTCAGTATGATAAGGAGACAAGAGAGATTACCTATACTAAGCCTATGGCTTTTGTAAAGTATGAAGACCAACCGATTTACAGGTTTACAAATGAGAATTGTGATATAGCTTGTACGGGAAATCATAATATTCTCCTAACACACATGTCTAGTAGCTATGTAGATAAGCCTATCAACACTATAATAACCATGGATAGTGTACATACTTTGCCAAAATCAAGAAAGAGTATGACAACTCATGCAGGTTGGTTATCTTGTAAAAAGGGTTATGTAGAGGATAGTCTGACAAGGGCAGTAGCTTCTGTAGTTAGTGATGGTCATATAACTGAAAATTTCTCTTCTGTTGAGTTTTCATTTAAGAAGAAGAGAAAGCATATTAGGTTCTTAAGGGTTATGAAAGGGGCAGGAATTTCCTTTACAAGACACTTTAGAGACTCTGCTAAAGACTACTATCATTACTCTATAAAGAGAAGTAATCAAGATAATGAGAGTTTATTCTTATTGTTAGAGAAAGTAGTAGATAGAGGTAAGACTTTGAAGAGGGCTTCTATTGATGTGCTCAATCCTCTAGCCTACCTAGATGAAGCTCAGCATTGGGACGGAAGTTTAGATACTCACGGTCTTTGCAGATTTACTTGTTCAAATTATGAGACAGTATCCCTTATGCAAGAAATGGCTGTGTTAAGCGGTATAAGGGCTAGAATATCTGAGTTCAATATTGAGAACACTAATAACGTAGCTTCTCTGTATTGCCTATCCTATAACATGAACAAAGAAACTTATGCTAGAGTCTCTACTAAGGACTTCCCTAGAGAGCCTACAGAAGTAGGAGATGTCTACTGTGTTCAAATGCCTAAGGGGGTAATAGTAACTAGATTGAATGGAAAAGTAACTATCCTTCCTCAATGCAATTTCGGGTTTATCTATGGTATGCAGGCTAAGTCATTCCGAGATTATGCAAAGGGGTATGGGCTAGACTTGTCACAGGGAGAGGCAGAAGATTTTCGTAACAAATTCTTTGAAGCTTATCCTACCTTACCAACGTGGCACAAGAAGAACATTAACTTTGCCCAAAGTTATGGTTATGTAGAGTCTCCTATAGGGCGTAAACGCTTCTTACGAGACATCTGGTCTGATGATTGGATTAAGAGGTCCTCTGCTGAAAGACAGGCTCTTAACTCAGCTGTGCAAGGCTTCGGAAGCGACCTGTGTACCTCCGCTATGGCAGATGTTGTATACTCAGATGAACTTGACCATTCAAAGTGTAGAGTGCTTGGGACTGTTCATGACGCAATACTTGTAGAAACTAAAGAGGACTATTCAGAAGAAGCCTCTAAGATAATAAAAGGTATTATGGAAAATCCCTCAATACTCAAAGGGATAAAGACGGAAGTACCTCTTGTGGCCGACGTAGAAATCGGCAAGGGCTGGGGTCTTCACTAAGGAGGAAAAATGATTGAAGAATACTGTAATAAATGGGGAATACTCCCTGAGTGCCTACACATTGTAGAATGTCTGGAAGGCAATGAGCACTACACCTATGCTGGAGGGAATGTCCACTCAGCTAAGGAAGGTGACTATATTGTTGTATCAGATGACCTGCTTACATTCTCTGTGCGCAAGGTTACTGATGTGTTCCAAAACAAGGAGGTAGTGAAGGCTATACTGAATGGTGACCCTGATGTCTACCCTATTGTGCAAAATGTCTCAAGTGGTGTTAAGTGCCTGCTCAGAACAGCTGACAAAGTAGCTGATAATGACAGACTCAACACCATGCTAAAGGAGCGCTTAGGAGTTACTCTCAATGAGGTAAACAAGGCTCTAAAGGAGTTTAAGCATGATAATCTGGGATAAGAATTGCTACACAGAGAAGGAATACCGTGACATTAAGAAACAAAATCGCAAGGCTTTCTTACTAGACCCTGAGGGCTACTGTGAAAAGCAGAAGGAATTTAACCCCAAGTATGTATTAGTCACAGACAAGGATACCTACTACATGGATAACTGGGTTAAAGGCATAGGGTATATCAAGAAGGAACTTGGAGATAATGTTGGACGGTATTGGTCAGCCATGGAGGTATTTAACCTCAAACATGCCTTACCTAAGAACTATGTCTCACTAAAATTCTCAGTAGACGTAGGGGATAATATCCTTGTAAGATATATCTCACATACCTGTATGTTTGAGTGTATGATTAGGGAAACTACCCTGAACTATAAAATCTACTATGGTGATAAAAAGGAAATTGAGGAGGTGGTACTTTAATGCCTAAGACAAGTATCAAAATGCAAATTGAGCTTCCTAAGGAGCTTTCAGACAACTTACTGACTATCTCAGGGTATTTAGGGATTAAGCGTAACGAGGTAATCGCTGACGCTTTACGTGAATACTCAGAGCGTGTGACACCTAATGCACAGGAATATGAGCGCAAGCTCTCAGAATACAAAGAAATGCTACAGAAAGAGCTCTTCGGAGTAGAAGCTCCTGTGAAAGATGTTGATGTAATTGAGTCAGATGAAGAAGACTTTGAAGAAGATGACCTAGATGTAGAAAACTTTATGAAGGAGCTTAAACTGAAATGACAGTAAACAAAGATAGCTCAGTAGGTATCACAGAAGACCTGATTACAAATATCATGAACCTCTGTGCCTCTGAGTACCACATGAATATCCTTGTAAGGAAATATGAGGATAAGCTTTCATTCTGGTATGCGGATAACGCTAAGGAAGACCAAGATGAGATTATGAAAGTAGACGAAGCTCTGAGAGAGACTGAGCTTCTCTTGAAGGAAACCACAGAAAACCGACGTAAGGCAATGAAGCTACTAAAGGAGCAGGCTAATGAGGAAGGTAACCCTGATATGTGGTGTCTTCTAAAGCACATGTTCACAGCCGTTATCACTTCCTTTGAGGTATGGCAGGTAGACCTATCTAACCTTAAAGCTAAGTATGGCTTTATTGAGCAATCACGAGCAATGAATAAGGTGCTTGCAATGTTCCTAGGATTCCCTGTGACACCGTGCTCAGCCTGCCTTACAGACCAACTGGAACAGGAAGGAAAGTAGCAATGGCAATAGGAGATATTCTTGATTTAATGAGTCCTTATGCTCAGTGTGAGATTGCCTACTATAGGAATGATGATACTGTAGTGCCTTACTGTTACCGCTTTGATGGCTTTACAACACAGCACACAAAGGAGTTTAAGTTACTTGACAAGACTATCCCTGTGAAAAAGATTACTACAAGAAATCATGTAATCATGCTGATTGTAACACAGGAGGAGATATTTGGTAGTTGAAATTGTAACAAACCCTTACTACTTATCAACAAAGAATACACGAATAAATGTACTGGCACAGGTGAGAGAGTTTAAGAAGACTCTGGAGAGCTATGGTGTTGGGTATAAAGTAGTGGAGCTTGATGATGAGCACAAGGAGTTTCTATATGAGATTATGGAAGAGGACTATTATAAATTAGTAAGATTTAAAGGTCCTATGCCTGACTCATTTGAGGAAATGTTAGAAAAACCTAAGTTTATGAGAAATGCTTTTGTAATTGATAAAGCTAAGCTCAAAATAGGCTTTGTAAACTCAGAAGAAGACCCATACAGCATGTCTGTATTTAAGCCTCGTTCTATGAGGAATATAACTAGAATGGATAATTTATCCACAGCATATTACGAAAGAGGAATATCATGAACAGATATAGTATTTCACGGGTAAACACTTACCTAGAAAATCCATGGAAGCACTGGTGTAAGTATATTGCAAAATATAAGCCAAAAGAAGGCAAAATCAACACTGTGTATATGGATAGAGGAACAGTCATGCACCGTGTCATGGAGCTTGTAGCTACAGGCACAGATAGCAAGGAAGCACTAAAGCAAGCCTCTGTTGTAGACTTTGCACAGGAAAGTATTGATGGAGGAATTAGAGCCTCTGAGCGTTACTTTGAGCACTTTGGCTTTGAAGGACTATTCAAGACTACTGAGGTTGAAAAAGAGATTACCCTTGATATTTCAGAGGAAGTTGGTCTTGGCACAGAGGTAGGATTTATCGGCTATGTGGACGCAGTTCGGACTAATGAAGACGGCTCTGTGACCTTGGTTGATTATAAGACATACAGCACTAAGCCTGCACAGGATAAAATGGTGCTATCATTACAGGCTAACATGTATATGTATGTCATGACTAAGCTAGGCTACAATGTGCGAAACTTTGTGTTTGAATGTATCAATCCTAAGGAGAAGCTGGTAGGTAGAGCCTACAAGTACCTTGCTATTGATATGCCTTACCGTGAGGCTCTGTGTGATGAGTTCTTTGAGCAGTTCTGTATGTTGGTACGAATGATTGAGCAAAATCCCGAGTTCAAAATGTATAAATATGGTGACTACATGCCTGACATCTATGATGAACTATTCAAGGTATGGCAAGGAATTGTCACAGAGGACTTTGATACCTTTGTAGCTGAGAACTTTTTGGAGGAAGATTGATATGTGGAGAGAACTTCTTTCAGGTATCATGGGAGTATTGTTAATCTTAGCTTGTACACTCGTAGTTGGCTCAGGGATACTCTTACTACTGATTTATGTGAAGACACCACTACAACTACTATTTGTGGGACTAGGACTTGTTGTGTTTTCACTAGGAGTTATTGGAATTTTATTGAGGGACTGATATGTGGAAATACTTGTTTGCCGTAGCCCTAGGCTTTATAATCGGGGCACTAGCTTACTCATACCATATTCAAGAGTACACAATGCCTATTGAGGAGGTTGAGCAACGCTATATCACAAAAGATGATGGAGCTGACTTAGCGAAGAAAGCTTACTTTGAAGGAAGAAAAGACCAGCAAGAAGAAGACCTAGAGCTTCGTTCAGCGGTTCAGGAGGTTAAAAATGGAGGAAATTAGAAATCCTCAGCGTTATACACAGGAGGGCAATAAAATGGAGTGCTGGGACTTCTGGCTACACTATGGGCTAAACCCTCTTATTGCCTCAGCTGTGAAATATGTATGGCGCTATAAAGATAAGAATGGGAAACATGACCTTGAGAAAGCTCTTGTGTTCCTGCACAAAGCTAGGGAAGAGGCTGATAGAGTATATTACTCTGTGTCTTGTGCAAAATTCCCTGAGTTTGAGGAGTATAAGGCTATGACCTATCCTCAGTATTTGATTATTGCTAATTCTGTACTCACAACTGAGGCAGAAAGTTACTTATTGGGTATTGATAACATGATTACCCTAATTAACAAATTGATTGGAGATGAGTATGACATTCATTAAGAAAAACATTAACACTATTATTAACATTGCTTTGGTTATTGCCCTTGGGTTTTCATTCCTGTACACACAAAGTGTTGAGGCTAAGTTCACTAAGCTAAAGAAAGACACAGAAGCCCGTGTGACTAAGATTACTAAAGCCACAGAGAACTATGGCAAGAAGCTTGATGAAGCCCTTGAGGCTAATAACAAGGTGAACAAGAGCCTAGATGAGCTAATTGCTTCCTTGAAGGCTAAATATGTGGATAACAACGGAGGTCAGTAATGGAATACATCATTATTGGAGTAATGTTCCTCATAATGCTGTTGATGTTCTTCTGTGACATTGGTAAGTACAGTGGCTATCCTAAGGAGTCCCTAATCCGTGTGCGCTATAAGGACACAAAATACTCCTTTGGGACACAGGCGGTCAATGGAGACTGTGTAGATATGTATGTCCCTCAGGATATTGAGTACAAGGCAGGAGATACTCTCAAGGTGGACTTTGGAGTAGCAATGGAGCTCCCTGTAGGCTTTGAAGCCCATGTATATCCACGCTCAAGTACCTTTAAGAACACAGGGCTGTTATTGACTAACTCTGTGGGTATCATTGACAATGACTATAATGGTGATGATGATACTTGGGGAGCTATGTTCTATGCCACACGGGACGGAAAGCTTGAAGCAGGTCAGCGTGTGTGTCAGTTCCGTATCTTTAGAAATCAGCCTGACCTCATTTTCTTACCAGTAAAACATTTAGGTAATGAGAATAGAGGTGGATATGGCTCGACGGGTAAATAGGAAGTTACCATGGGTGAAGTTCCGTGATACTGAAATGGCTTATGGAAGCAGGCTCACCCTAAGGGCTTTCTACAGGTATAACAAAGGGCGTAATAAGATATATGTCTATAAGAAAGACGGATATACGCCTGAATTTATCATCAATAACACAGGGCACATTAACTATGATTGGGGAAGAAGTAACCTAAGAGAATATGGTTCGAGTACCATTTTACAATTTTATGTAAAAAACGATGAATTTTTTGTAAAAATTTAGCAAAAAGGTATTGACTTACTCCACCCCCTGTGATACACTATACTAGAACTAAACAAAAGGAGATATTGCAATGAAACTAAAATCATTGACAAAGGTGAAACTTCACCAGCTAACGCTTATATATGGCAGACCTTCAGCCGGAAAGTCCCATGTGATTAACTCACTTCCGGGTAAGACCCTTATCATTGACACAGACCGGGGATTAGCCTCTGTGACCCCTGATGAGCGCTATGATGTAGCTGAGTGTTACAACTGGGAGGATGTTCTTGAAGCATTTGCAATCGCTAAGACAGGTGAATATGACAGCATTGCTGTTGACCACTTTACAAATGTCCAAGAATTGTGCTATAAACATATCATGGAAAAGTACAAAGTTGATAAAATGCAAATCCAGCACTATGGAGAAGCTTCTCCATTACTTAAGAGCCTTGTTGACCAGCTGGTCGATATGAGCTATGACGGTAAAAATGTTCTTGTGATTGCACAGGAAATGAGCATTAACGTGGAGGAAGATGAAGGAGAAGATGTTCCTAAAGTAATCTGCCCTAACCTTTCACCTGCTGTTCGCTCTTACTTACAAGCTTCAGCACGTATCATTGCTCACGCACAGAAGGAGAATAAAAAGCTGTTTGAAAACGGTAAACGCTCCATTGAGGAAGTTTACATTGCTCAGGTAGCAGGTAATCCTATCCTGACCACTAAGGTAACACGTAAGCCGGGAATTGAAATTCCTAACAAGATTAAGAACCCTACATGGGCTAAACTCACAAAACTTATCACAGGAGATACTACCAAGAAGCCTGCTAAGGCTAAAGAGAAAGAAACCCCTGTGAAAGAAGAAAAACCAAAACGCACAAAGAAAGCTAAGAAAACAGAAGAATAGGAGATATAATCATGTCAAAAATTAAATTTACAGCAGAAAAGAACGAAGGACTTTCATTTATTTACACAGAAGGTACATTTACAGTAGTTATCCAAGCCTTTGAGTGGGTAGAGCCATCAGGTCAAGGCAAGAAGCCTTACTACAAAGTAACATTCCGTGGAGACTTTGGTACTGATACTAAGACTTATGGCTTCCGTATGTTTGACACAGCATTTGGTCGCTCAGACTTGTATGACCTTGCTGAGGCTGTAGGACTTGACCCTAAAGGCGATATGGACACAGAGGACTTTATTGACCGCTATGTGAACATTACCCTTGAAGAAGGTGAGCCTTACAATGACAAACCTCAATGGGACGTGGTAGCGATTGAACCTGCTGGTGATGTCGAAGATGACGAAGACGATTACGCAGATGAAGATGACGAAGATGATGAGTGGGACGACTAATCCCAACTACGATACATTTATCGAGGAAGTCAATTCATGGTTAGAGAGAGGTAAGGACTCATTTGAGGGAGCACTTAGTCTTACTGATAGTAAGGTTACGCTTAACCCTAGAGAGTTCCCACCTCTCTTTTATCTAAAGGAAAATGTCCAGCGGATATTACATCTACTTGATGTATATAAAAATGCTGATACATTTGACAAGCTACTAACTGTGTTCATAAACATATACGTTAGGGACTCTGATACTGTGTTGGAGTATAGCCTTCCGGGAGGTTTCTATACCATTGAGGAAGCTTACACTCTAGCACAGAACCTCAGGAATGGAAGTAGGGAGAGCTATTTTGAACTTGCCCTTGGGGAGTTTATGTCAACTATACCCTACCTATCTGTGGATAAGAGAGTAGGCTACTACAGCTTAATCAAAGCTATCAAGCCTATCACAGGATACTCTGGTAGACACATAGAGCTTGCCAACATGCTATACTTAATGCCTGAGTGCAAGGTATCAATGAGGTTAAGTCCTAACAGGAAGGAACAATTATTCAGGCTATATGATGTGTACGGAAGATTAGAACACAGGAGTGAATTGACAACCTATATATCTAACATTGACTTTAGATGGTGGTGTTATCAAAACAGGAGGGTGTATCCCCCTGTGATTGGTGACTACAAGAAACTTACTATGAAGAAAGAGGATTTTATAATTCCTGAGAGGATAAAAAATGAGAACATTAACCTCCTATACGATAAAACATATAGATGAAATGGGAGACTGTTATCTTGAAGAGACAGTAGAGTCTCTCCAAGCTAGAAATGAACGGCTTCGTGAATGGGCAGGAGGCTATCCTTACTCAACTGTTAAGACAGGTGACATCACTGTGCTCAGTAAAATAAATGGGGAAGAGGTATGGTTCTATGTCAACAAAGATATTTGATGAAGTCTATGACAAAGAAATATTCGAGTTAAATCGAAATATTCCTGACAGAGTAATTGCAGAAGACGGTACTCTATATGACACAGAGGGTAATGAGATTTCCCTTGACGAGGCTATCAAACGCTATGTTGCCCTTGAGCGTGAGGTAAAGATACTCGCCGCTGTGAAGTCCACTAAGAGCAAACTACGTAATGAGTTTAATCTAAAGCGTAAGAAGGTTCTTCGTAAAGAGCAAGATATGTACTACCGTATTATTGCTGATTTACAGGAGACAAAGAAGCTCTCTAAGGCTGTAGGGCTTGCTAGGAATACACTCACCACACGCCATGGTAAGCGTAGGGCTAAGCCTACTGTGAAGGAAGCTAAGGCTAGACTCATGAAGGCTCTTA